GGCTTTTGAAAAATTGAGACTTAGCACTTTAAAAATTCCACCCGAACTAACTGGGTTTAAAAAGAAGTACTAAAACTCAATTAGCCGGGCGCTCAAGGCGCTCACTAACATAAAAATTAATGCAAGTCCATGCTCTAGGACTTGAGAAGCCTAATCCAGGAACTCTCGTTCATAGAATAGGGGTGGTGCTCCGAGAAAGAAATAAGCAGAAAAATCCTCTGCTCCGGAACACCAAACTGAAACTAGTTCAGTCTGGGAAATATCATGAGCTCGCAACGTGTAGCTCCAGCAACCTCCGTAATTTTGCCACAGAGGTACCTTAGAACCACCATCGTAAGACGTAAATCTCCGAGTGGGAATAAAGCGGTATTTAGAATAATATGGTAGCTCGACAGTAGTAATACCATCTACTGTGTTTGTGGAAAGACTGCTCCCATTCATTCCATTGTTAAAATTACTGTGAATCTGATTAACAATACCAACAGACGGCCAACATGTTGGATCAACAACTTGATTGGTATAGGTTGGGTGTATGAAGGCTGGTCCGTAAGGAACTCTTTCCAAGCAATTCCTTGATATGGCGATAGATCCATTATGAGTCATCAGGTTGGTTGAATCCACTAAGTACCGAATTCCACCCCGCATACCAACGTACGCTTGCGTTATATAATTAATATACGTTGTTGATGCGTATACGTAACGTTTATTAGCAATACGTGCCTGATACACAGGAGCTTGTATTATTGCAACGTCAGGACAATAACCTCCTTGCATCGGTAGGAACGGACGTGTGAAGAATGCATGAACTGAGTTAGGAGCTCCGGCATCAGGATCTTCATCATTCATAAATGTCATTTCGTGGAAACAGTAACGCTTAACCAAACTTCGGAAAGATTTTATAGATTCGCCAAAATGTATTAAGTCATTAACATTCTTGCTGGTAGAGGATACCATAGTATTACAGGTAACATTTTCCTCCTTGGCTTCTGGTTCCAAGGGGATAGAAGCCCCTGCGTTGTAGTTTGGATCAGCGTAGTTTCTCATATGAACAAGGTCATAACTAGACGGACAAGCAACTTCAAAATCATCACACGCGAAAACTCGAACCACGAATCGAATATCATGACCCTCAACTGGATGGGGGGAAGTTAATTTATTGAGCACACTAACTGTCAAAACACCATTACTCACCAAATCAAGGTTAGGTGGGGTTATTGGCCCATTACCCATCCATGTGGCAATAGACCCGAATGGAATATGCTGTTTAAAGGCACTAGACTGGCTCCAAGGAACGCAAAACTCCACTCGTTTAGTGGTATCCAAGTCAACTATCAAGGATCTATTAACATTCATCAGTCCAACATTGGGTACTCCCGCTGGATCATAAGTAATCTTAACTCTACCCTTGTGAAAAGGGGTACAAATAAAATCAAATGAATACATTAACGACCCTCTCCAATACTTGAAAGGGAAAGTGGCAAAGGCCACGGCAGGAAGTAAGAACTCACCAACGGCAGGATACGCTTGGGTGCATACACATGGATCGACCACCGTAGAGAATAGAATAGCTCCAGGTGTAGCGGTAGCGTCCCAGCTAGCAATACTAATAATCGACGGCCGGGAAGCAATATCCACAATTGACATTTCATCACGAGGGGCAGATCCTACTACACGTGGGTCAATGGTTACCTCTTGCTTAACATCCAGTGCAAGCTTATGAGCATCATCCTGTGTGTTGTAATTAGCTAACCCTGCTTTGGCTTTACGCTGTATGACCGCAGTGTCAATAGTCAATGGCTTCGAATATCCAAATAGGGAAGCTATATCGGAAGTAGCAGAAGCTCCAATAGACGTAGCTTTAGCATATTTCCCAATATAGGGAACATCCTTAAACTTTCCAGACCAATTGGCAACAGCAGAAGCTAATCGCGATACTGGTTTCACAGAATATTCATCACCTTGTGGGACCAAAGTTGAGGGTTTAATAGAAGTCAAACCTCCAAACTTCACATCTTCAGCCCACGCGTATATAGCAATGGAAATAGGATTGGTCGCACCATTAGCGGTTCTCAGCGTAGAATATGAACGCATGGTTAAGCTACCCATATTTTCCCACTCACGGAGCGGAATACTAAATGAGTTCTTTATCCATATCATAGGTAACTTCATTTCAGCTCCCTCAGACAAAGTGGAGGAAACTTCACAATTGGGCAATTGGGAGGCCGTAGTGAAATCATTAGCTCCATTCGCATTTCTACTCATTTGGTCAAGGGCTTTAAGGGGGACATAACTACATAGCAATTTGCCATAATAAAAGGAATTACCATTAAGCTGTATTCTCACCTTAAGATTGCACCGTAACAAGTGGTAATGGCATAATCTGTTGATAACCCGAGCATCAGAAAAATAATCTGTCCATGGGTTAAAAGTCTGGTAAAAATTCGTAGCCACATCCCAATTGTACTCATGAATAAGAACTGGGCGCGAAAAGAAATCATCAAGATTTGTGGTATTATCTATATCAGCATCACGGGATGGATCTATAAGAGTGTCCTCCAAAAGGACATCAAAACTATCTAAATCAAAGTCAACATTTTCGGCTGTTGTAACACCGTTGTCCAGCTCTCTGGCAGGGCTGGCATTTCCATGTTCGGAAGCATATCGAGCACTATTAGTATTAGACATGAACATAGAATAAGAGAAAATTGTAAATAAATATAATATAGTATTATTACAAAAACATAAACAAAATATAACAAAAATTGGTGCCAGAAGCAGTCATACTTCTGGCATATAGGTTTTCAGCCACAACTCTACACGCTGATCGAACGAGATATTGAGAGGATCATAATTAACCATACCAACATCCTTACAGCACTCGATCAGCTGACGTCGACGCATTTCAAAATGCTCTCTGCCATGGGCAAACCATTCATGTAAAGCGGAATCTATACAACTGGCTGCAACATCCTTCTTACTAGTCGAAGAGGAAGCGACATTGTAGCACAAGCTCTTAAAAATGGAATCTTCTTCCAACCTGCCTATCTTCCGGTTTATCTCCGGGATGAAGTTACTCTGGCGTTTGAGAAAATCTAACTTATATAAAGGGAAGAAAGGTTCCTCATGTATAGAGTTTTTGTCAGGAGGAGTAATCTTTATATCATGCTGGGCCAGGAAGCTCCGCAACGTTAAAAAATTAAAATCTGATCGAACTTGAGGATGAACAGAACCCTTGTTATCATCCCCATAAGTGATGAGACTAACAAACTCTCTAAAATTGGCTTTATTGGTAAGACTAAAGAAGGCAACGCGCAAATACAAGCTATTAACGATACAATTGATTTGAACTGTAACATTGTTACCTGAGCAGTTAATATGCTGTAATGCGTATAGAGTTCCATTTATATCTACTAGTGGGTGAGTCAAATCATCTATCATGTATTCCATGATATCTAACGAATCACGGTCATAGCCCAAATCACTAGCTAACTGAATGAGAATGGCATAAGCGCTCCTGGACATCTGGCTATTCATGCGCGTATCATAAGCACTATAGTCCATTCCAATATTGCCATCGCCATCTGTATCGAATCTCTCAGTATAATCCATTAGGTCTTGCCATTGCAATCCGAAGGCATTGACTCCGACAGCCATCTCCGCTTCAATAGGATGAAAGCCAAGGAAGGCGATAAGAGGGAGGAAATATTTCCGAATAAGAATACTATGCGCCACCGAGGCCGCAGTAAAAACTCGAACTTTTTGAGATTCCTTTTCTTTCACTTCATCCTTAAGACAAGCTATAAAGACAGGATAACCTCTCTTCTTGTTTTTATAGCACTTCAATAGACGCTCATATTCCTCAATGATACATGCATCTGGAATCCGTGTAACAATACCATTCTCTTCAACCATGTTGAAGTATTTATTCTTGGCACCAAATATGGGAAAGCCCATACTTGTCTTCATAATCAAAGGATCGATAAATCTCATTCCAGGGATACCGTCTATAGCTTCCTGAAATGTTAATGGTCTACGAATTCCATAATAAGTGGTGGTTTTTGTGCGAAGAGGAGATAAATAATCTACAATAGCTTTATTGACCATGATAGGATCAAATTGTAGCGAGGGTCTGACCACCTTATCTATAAAGGCATTATAATGTAGCCAGTTCGGTCGCATTTCAGGAGCCTTCCAATTATCCACAATAGGGAAATGGGCAAGAACAGAATCGTACAACAAAGATTTTTCAACCTCACTCTTCATCTGAGCTCCAACCTTGGTCATACCAAGAGCACGGAAAGTAGTATCGTTCGGAAGAGAATGGCAATGCGCATTAGGATGGGTAGGACCAACTATATGCTTACGACCAAACGAAGTCAAGGCCTCAGGATCAAGTTCTCCAGAGCAACATGGAACTAACAATAACCTTTTATTGAGTTCAGTTTCCATATCGCTAACAATGCCTTTTGTCAGGGCTACACTAGTGCTAATACCCGGAGATCCGGCTATATGCAATCCAACGATGCCACACGGATTTCCATTAGATATAATAGGGGCCATACATGTTCCAAGACCTCCTATATCAGTGTGATAGGAAGATCCTTGAAATTTCATGTATTTATGCCCTACGAGACCATGTTTAAGGTATATGCTTTCGGAGTGTATATTTCCGCTTGCATCTCGCTTCACGATCTCACCATACCCAGCACCCGAAAAATTGTCACAGATGGTATCCATAATATTGCCTACATCAGGCAATCCGGGGATATGGAAACAACATAAGTCATCTCTAACAATACATGCATCAAGAGACACACAGAAGGAAATTGTTCCACCAGGGCTTGGGCTCCTTATGGCAACACCTTGCATTGTCTTACGAGGCAAAGTAGTCATATCACATTCTGGATGAAAGATGTGCTTGGGAATAAAGGCTAGGCCCTTCTTTGGCATAAAGAGACAACAGGAAACCTGAGATCCATCATCGCGGGTAAATGTGCAATAAAATATATTACTACGAATCAAATTGCACATTTGAGATGAGCTACGATTCCTTTGGGTCGTGTTTTGGACGAATCCAGAAATTCCCCTTATAACATTCCCTTGCCAGCTAGGTTGCTTAGCAATACTTTCTGGAGATAAACTATCACCTTCAGGGGTTAAAGAAACCTTATAAATATACTTAAGAGCATAAACGAGGGTTACTAATGCTCCGCCCATGACAATATAACGGGGAACAGATATATCACGTAGATGTTGACTATAGGCAGTAAGAGCTCCTCTATTGGTGTTAACAGCATCCAATAATTTCCTAGCTCGTCTTATTCTAGCCCCATATATAACTCTCCGAAAAAACTGGAGAAGTATAAACGTGGATATTAGTTGTAGGATCAACCTGCCAATGGAAAAACCCCTTATATATGTGGACATTAAGGCCCAAACTGTGTAAATATACCAGAATGATTTCCATCTGTTATCATAGAATGCATTAATGTACCATGCATCAAACTGAGCTAACCTGTAGGAACTAATATTCAGAATATCCTGAACAAAACTTCTCCTTAGGATAATCTCAGGAATATAAGGTACAATTTGTAAAAGGGAGAAATCAACAACGTTTAGAGCTTTCGAAAATATATCATCATTGGACATATACTCAATAGGAAGATATCCAAATGCCCCTAAGATCCGGGTGAACAAAGTTCCATAATCTAATCCCTGACACTTGCATACAGAGAAGGGAAATCCATGAGATGGACAGCAAGTAATGGTACTCACTCGGGAGCCATTCAAGAGTTTGTCTTGGCTAGCCTTGTGAGCTATACTTAACTCAGATACAACCGTGAGATAATCATATAGGGAGAGATCTTTACAAATCAATGTGGAACCATCCTTCATTTTGTGCTTATACACAGCAAAGGAAAATCCACCACTTGAATAAGATTCTATAACCTCAATATCCAATAACCATACATCCACAGAACCAATATTAGTCTGGTTCTGCAAATCGGGATGCAAAGGGTCTAACAGTGATGTAGTACTATTATTGACCACTTTGCAGTATTGGGGCTTAACCCGAACTGTAACGTGATACAACCTACGTAAAATAGATTCAGGACAATTTGAATAAATTGGGGCGTCAAGATCTTTCTTATTAGTAGTAACTATTCCACACTTAAGAGAAATAAAGACCTTGCCCTTGTCATCAACATCCGCTTTCACGGCCTGTCCAGGTACATTATTAAAAAATTTAATAATTGTATTGGAGGGAACTTGACCGTTTTGAGCAAAATTGGCTTTAGTATTCGCCAAATCATCAAAGAAAATACCTTCGATATCATTCGTTAAAGTAGAATGATATTTATCATGCATATCGAGAGTAATTTGGAACTTGTCCTCTGTACTAAAGCCCATACTAGACAATGAGGTTATCATTGTCAACTTTCCCAACGTTGTTTTACCAACGCCGGTACCACCATATAGGCTAAAACCAATTGGACAGAAACGCATAGTACAATTTCTATCCTTTATGGCTAAAGAATCTTTTATGGATATAAGGACGTTATATTTGTCATGTAAATAACGACGCATAACGAAATCTAACTTACAGTCCATAAATTTCTCAACCAGCCTAATACAATCATCCAGATCACTACGATACTGGGCAATATTAGGATGGGATCCATTGATAGCATTGGATTTCATAGCATCCACTGCTTGGAATTTACTATTAAATTCTCGAATGGCTTGATCGGAATACAACAAAGGTGATAAAGAACGAGTCTTTATAACGGCAAAACCGGTATCCAAAACCCAGGAAAAACTTTCCAAAACTGCATCAACAATATCAATGGATTTGAGATGCATACTAGTAAATTTTTCCTTAAGGAGTTGAACCACGGAAATGTCGACCTTAGTGCTTTCAATATAGCATAAGGGAATAATAGACAAACAACCTAGGGCAACAGAAAGTTTAGGAAAGATGGGATTGGACTTAAGCAATCGCCAGCTATCAACTATATTGCTGGCCCCATGGGGTTCAAGATCACCTTCTATCGCAGAATCCCGAAATATACTCCAAACATCAAGGTCATCAAACAAGGAAACTATCTTATAATCAAATCGACTACAAAAAGCCTCCATAGCGGTCGCATAATCTAAAAAGGAGGTAGCGCGCGCCATTTGGTGGGCAAAAGTAAGTATTCCGAGGGTAATATTTATATTTCTCTCTCCAATGGAACAAACTCTCGACTGAACGAATTCGTACAATAGATTGAAAACGCTAGAAGAAAATCCCTCCGGTATGGTGCTCGAATTATACATATCTAAACATAAATTCATGCGAGAAGAGTAAGTAGGGTGCACACGCAAGGTGCGATAAATAGCATGAGACTCAATCTCATGCAGATAGGGTAGATGGTGTAGTGGCGTCACCATCATCTCACTGCGCTGAAGCATATCGAAAACACTTTTTGTTAAAATTGTCATTGCGCTTTGTAAGTAAACTAAAGAAGTTGGAGGCGGGGATTTAATAAAATCAACGCTCAAACACTTCTATCCTCCACCTTTATATAAAACTGTCCGTAGGTCATCACTCCGTAGAGCTAGTACAAGATGTTAAATATAAAATGTGGAGCGTTGAAAAGAAATAAGAAATCTAGACTTGTTGGTCTTGGGTTTCAGATAGGTAAATTCTATTGACTCAACATGTGATCAGAACTCAGCAACTAAGCGGTGTCTGAACCTTGCCCTTACCATGCTTCCAACTAATAGGTTGCAATTGGTGAAGAACTTGGCTGGGGTCCCGTAAGACCATCATCACACATGTATATTCAAATCGAACTCAATTCTCAACGCCGTGCCATTGGCTAACCCTCACAAAATTTTAAACCATCCCGAGCTTCATAGGGATTCAATGCCTGCGTTCATACTTCCTTAAGATAGTAAACGTCTGCTGTGTAACAGACTAGCAGTTGAAACATTTAGGTTGCCATCAATTAAAAACTTCCCAAAAACTGAGTCGAAGTGAATTAACGTTGATAGGAAAAATACAAACCATAAAGCAAGTATTTCCGTCATAAGGGTACAACAACTTAAAAGCGGAATCTTTTATGATTCCAAACATATAAAGCGTAAGACGATGAAAGAAATTCCATCAGAGGATCAGAATTATCCTCAAAATATTTAAAACGAGAACGACTAGAATCCAGAAGGATCAAATCTAAAATGAATCTATCAAGATTCATGAACAGCTAGAAGAAAATACGTAAAATAAATTATCAGAGAATAATCTTTTCAGATATTCAGTAGTGTAAGTGCAATACACTATTGTCTTAAACAGTTCTAAGTCTACGACATAGAATCCATGATCACGTCAGTAACGTAAACATGGTAATATGTCTACGACTTAGTAATCTGCGACAAAGTGCACAATTACAATACCGAACAAGCTGGGACTTACG